GGCGAACGTTGGTTCGACCGCTAGCGAAGCCATTGTGCTGAGCTTTGTGGCTCTGAAGGGCGCTAGCTCCTGATGGGTCTCTTCGCCTTTAGGCGGATGAAGGAACGTGAGGCTGCTGCACAAGTGGCGGCCTCCGCTCCTGAAAAGCCGACCAAAAAGACTTCTACTGTGACGCCCGATGGCAGTAACAATCGACGCAACAGCGGGCGGCGCAAACGCCAACAGCTACATAACGCTGACTGAGGCAAACACCTTTGTCGAAGCCATGATTGAGTCCACTGATGTGGGCAAGTGGACTACCGGCAATGACGATTCACGCAACCGCGCTTTGACAGCTGCGGCTGAACGTCTCGACCGAGAAAGATTTTTAGGCGCACGCGCTACCGATACGCAAGCACGACAATGGCCGCGTACTGGCGTGCGAAAGCCCGATACCTACGTCAACACGTACGCCACTGGCTTTCCTTTCCGCATCTCTGAGGATTACTTCACCGACACCGAGATCCCAGATCAGGTGAAGCGTGCTCAGATTGAGCTTGCTGTCTACCTCAAGAACAACACCGACGGCATCAGCCTTAGCGGTTTAAACGACTTCAAGAACGTCAAGATTGGCAACCTTGATGTCACTCCGGACAAGTCAGGCGCTGTGGGCGCTGACCACGTTCCGCCGATGTTTGAAAGGTACTTGACAGGTCTTAGAATTAGTGGACCAGGCAACATCGCTATCAAACGGAGCTGACCATGTACGCAGACCTTTCAGGCGGCTTCGAGTTCATCTCTGATACTGCTGCACATACCGGCAGGTTCAGCAAGGTCTACTTCAAGGAAGACACTGTGATTAGTGCAATCACGGTAAAGAACGCAACCGGCAACAGCTTGGCTGGTGAGACCTTTGTTGCTGACACCTACATCTGCGGAATCATCACAAGCATCACGCTGACCAGCGGCGCTTGCCTTGCCTATAACCTCTGATGGCACTTGCTGATTCGCTGGCAAGGGTTGCAAGCAATGTGCTGAAGCAGTTCGGCGGTGACGTGACAGTGCGTTACGTCACGGCTGGCAGTTACAACACTACGACTGGTGCAATCACGGAAAGCGAAAGTGACACAACGGTTCCAGGCATCCTTGAGGATGTGAACCTGCGTGAGGTCAACGAGCTGGTGCAGGCTGGTGACAAGCGTCTAACGGTTGCAGCTGATGACCTTGCCACCGCGCCTGAGACTAAGGATCGCGTCGTTATTGGCAGCGTTGTTCATCAGATCATCCGTGTGGAGACAACGGAACAGGACAACAGCGCGATCATTCATGAGCTGATTCTGAGGGCGTAGCAATGGCTCGCGGTATTCGGATTGGGGATATTGGCGACTTCTGCAGAGAAGAGGTTGAGCTGGTCGTAAAAAAGACGACGCAGACTCTGCATAGCAAACTCAAGCTTTACGAAGCCGCTAGCAATGGCGGCATCGGCACACCTGTCGACACTGGGGTGTTGATCGGAAACTGGGAGCAGAAGATGGACAACCCCTTGCAGGGGCGCGTCTTCAACCGTACTGAGTATGCAGAGCCCGTGATTATGGGCAAGAACCTTCCCCCCTCATGGGGCGGCAAGTATCGGACAAGGCAAGGTACAAAGCCTGGCTACCCCGAATCAATCGCTGATGAGGTTGCCAAGAAAGACGTGCCTAAGATTGTGAATGACATCAGGCGGAGACGCAGATAATGGCTGCTGCTGATCTCAACGCGATTAGGGCAACGATTGAAGGCAGGCTCGCCACAGAGCTTGCAGGCAGCCCTGCCCTGCCTGTTGTCTTCAGCAACATGGCTTACGAGCCAACACCGAACAGTTCTTGGGTGCAATGTCTGACGGCGTTCGGGGCCAATGAATACTTAGGGCATGGCCTAACAACCAGCGGCTACAACCGGATTGTCGGCTTGACTCTCATCAACATTTTTACGCCCAAAGGCGCAGGCCCTGGCGCGAACCTTGTAATTGGAAAACGCATTCGAGATTTGTATAATCGGGTTATCGTGTCGGGGGTTTTCTTCGACGCACCAGTTGGTCCAGAGGTTTTGGGTTCACCAAGTCCCGAGGGCTACTTTCAAACTCAGGTCCGTGTGGCCTTTGAATTTATCGAGGAACTCTGACCATGGCCACCATCCGAGGCGAATCCGGCTCAGTTGAATTTGAGACCGGCAGCGGCTCTCTCGCCACTGTTGTGGGCACCCGCAGCTGGAGCCTGACAATCACCAAGGAAACCTTGGACACCACTGTCCACGGAAACACCTTCCGTCAATTTGTCGGCAGCATGATTAGCGGCTCTGGCACTGTTGAGCTGGTTTACGATCCCGACGCTACTGGTCAAGCTGCTTTTGTCGAGGATGTAATCAAAGCAGGCGACACTGCTGATGCTTCTTTTGAGTTGTTTACTACCGGCAGCACAAACGGCACTGATTCCCTCTCGTTTGGTGGCATCATTACCGACATGGAAATCACCTCCACTGTGGGTGAGTTAGTTGTTGCTACTTGCAATTTCATCACCTCTGGCACCATCACTTCTAACCTTGAGTGATGAGGCTATAGTTTGGGTGACAAATGTGTCGCCTAAATGCCTGCTGGAAATCGCACAGTTGACTTGCTGGTTGGGGCTTTTGACCTCAACCAGCGTCGCAAGTTTGAACTGAAGAACACAGACGGCAAAAAGATCGTCGATCTGTACTTCAAGCCGATCACACGCGCCGACCGCAAAAAAGCGCAGCAGCTGGCTGGTACTGATGAGGCATTGGACATCAGCACCAACATGCTTTGCCAGATTGCTGAGCTTGAAGATGGCACGAAGGCGTTTGCCGCTGCTGATGCAAACAAGCTCCAGCGCCAACTGCCTGAGTCTGTGTTGAACGAGATTGAGCTGTTCCTGTTCGGTCTTGGCGAAAGCACTGACCTGGAGGAAGCAAAAAACGACTGAAGCAGGACAACTGGACTTACTTTGAGTTCTTTTTGGCCTGCGAACTTGGAATGACCGTCAGTAGGCTTCGCACGGAATTGACCGATGCGGAGCTTGTGCATTTTGCTGCGTTCTACGAAGTGAAGGGTGAGCGTGAGGAGAAAGCGATGCAGCGCGCAAAGCAAATGCGGCGGTAGTATTGACTTATTGCTAGGCAGACATGGCAAGGGCTTCGGTAGAACTGATTGTCGAAGCCGCCAAGGCAGTTAATCCCCTGCGCCGTGTTGAGCAAGAAAGCAAAAAAGTAGAGCAGGCTCTTAAGAAAAACCAGAAAGCAGCCAGAGATGTACAGGCTGCTTTCCAGCGGATGGGCCGCACCGGGATTAGAAGTTTCCGTGATTTAGAAGCCAACGCGGCCCGGCTAGGCAAACGCATGGGCGGCCTTCGTGGAAACATCGGCAAAGCGGCTATTGCCTTTGCTGCTTTCAGGGCAGTGCAGACAGGCGTCCAGCGAGTCGAATCTGAACGCAGAATCAAGCTGCTAAGCCAGCGGTTTGGTGAGTACACACAGCTCCAAGAAGCTGCGACAAAAGCCGCGCAGAAATTTAACCTGAGCCAAACAGAAGCAAATCAAGCTCTTGCCAATGCTTTTGCTCGTCTTCGCCCCCTTGGAGTTTCACTTGAAGATATAACGTCAACCTTTGGCGGTTTCCGCACTGCAGCTGTTTTGGGTGGGGCCACTGCAGCGGAGGCATCTGCAGCTTTCACTCAGCTGTCGCAAGCCCTTGGTTCTGGCGCGTTGCGTGGTGATGAGTTCCGGAGTGTTGCAGAGCAAGCGCCTTTGGTGCTGCAGGCTATTTCTGATGAAACAGGCGTTGCAGCTGGCGATCTTAAAGAATACGCAGCGCAAGGACTGCTGACTAGCGATATTGTCATCAAAGCTCTCAAGCGAATTGAGAGTGAGGGTGCTGGACGGCTCGCCCAAGCATTAGACGGTCCTGCGGCAAAGATTAAAGCGTTCCAGAACGCCACAGAAGATGTTCAGGTCGCCCTTACCGAAGCAGTCGTTCCTGAGCTTGCTAAGTCGTTCGTCATCCTTGCAGGAATAATTGATGACCTCAAGCCTGTAATTCAAGGCGTTGGGTCTTTTGCGGCGAAGGTTCTTGGTGGTATTGCAAGCACCATTGAACGCATCCGTGATCCCAAGAAGCTTGCTTCTGAAGCTCGCACAGATCAAGCAAGAAAGTTGATGGCGAAAGGGATTTCTCTCAGAAGGCTTACAGGGTCTGGGATGTCGAACATTCCGGCAATTTCAAAAGCAGATGAAGCCGCACTTTTTGGGGCAAAACCTACACCATTGCCTACGGGTACGACTCCTTTGCCCAAACCGCCTTCCAAAGCAGATTCTGAAGCTGACAAAGAAGCAGACCGACTCAAGAAAATTGCTAAAGCTTCTGCCGACAGAGTGCGTTCTTTGAAGCAGCAAACTTTGCTTTCTGCTGCATTAACCGATGAGGAGCGCACACAGTTTGAACGGCAAATTCAGATTGCAGACATACTCGAAAATAAGCAGGGCTTAAGTAAGACACAGCTAGAGACAGAACTTCAAGCCACTGTGGCTTTGTTTGAGCAACAGGACGCCACAAAGGCTATAACAGACGAAAACAAAAGGCAGGCTGACGCAAAAGCAAAAGCACAAGCTGCAGAAAAGAAACGCATTGAAGAACTCCATAACATCTACCAAGGCATCGGCGATACGATTGCCGATGGTGTTGTTAATGCCCTGAAAGGTGCAGTCACTGGCACGCAGTCTTTGGCCGAAGCCGCCACAAACTTGCTCGACGATCTTGCTAATCAGCTGCTGCAAGTTGCCCGCAACATGCTGTTCTTTGGCAACTTGACCGGAACTCTCACCAAAGGGAGCGGAATCATGGGTTCCATCTTTGGGGGATTCATGGCGAATGGCGGCACCACAATGGCTGGCAAGTCATACATCGTTGGGGAGAAAGGTCCTGAACTGTTTACGCCTGGTGTTTCAGGCACTGTCACGCCAAATAACGCATTAGGCGGCTCTAACATCGTGGTGAACGTTGACGCTTCAGGCTCTAGCGTGGAAGGCGATGCACAGCAGTCCAAAGCTCTTGGTCAAGCCATCGGTGCTGCTGTTCAAGCTGAGATCGTCAAACAGAAAATGCCTGGAGGTCTTCTCAACTAATGGCTACTTTCCCCGCAATCACGCCGACCTACGGCCTTCAAAAGAACAGCGCCCCAAACGTAAGAATCGCTCAGTTTGGATCGGGCTATAGCCAGCGCAGCACGTTTGGCATCAATCAAAACCCCAAGTCCTACAGCCTGACGTTTCAGGTTTCTGAGACAGATGCGGACACGATCGAAACGTTCTTGGATGCTCGTGGTGGAACGGAACACTTTGACTTCACACCACCCGGCGAAGCCAGCAGTGGCAAGTACATCTGTCGCAACTGGAGCAAGTCGATTCCATACTTGAACCGTGCCACAATTCAAGCAACGTTCGAACAGGTGTTTGAGCCATGACGACAACACCCGATAAGGTCGAAAGGGAACTACATTCCCTTGAGCCGTCAGCAATCATTGAGCTGTTTGAGCTGCATCTGACTGCAGCGGTGAACGGCGTAAATCAGGTGTATTACTTCCACGCCGGAACGAATGAGCTATCACAAGACATCGTTTTTAATGGCGTAACCTATTCAGCTGTCCCGATTGAAGTTGACGGTTTTAAGGTGACCACCAAAGGCACGTTGCCTCGTCCAAGGATGAAAGTTGCCAATGCAAATAACGCAATCACAGCCCTGCTGAATGCTTACAACCCGTTGCAGGCAGAGGTCAGGCGAATCCGCACGTGCAAAAAGTTTCTCGATGCTGTCAACTTCTCAAGTGGCTCTAATGCAACTGCCGATCCAACGGCGACTTTTGGCAGTGGCTATGAGTCTTGGTACATCGACCGCGTGGCAAGTGAAAATCCTGAGCTTGTGGAATTTGAGCTTGTCGGCAAGCTTGATTTGACGAATCTGCGATTGCCAGCAAGACAGGTCGTTGAGCACTGCCCTTGGGTTTACAAAGGCAACCAGTGCAAGTACAAGCCAGGCAAGATGTTTAATCTGCAAAACGTACAGGTGACTAATCCATCGGAGGATCAGTGCGCCAAGAACCTAACGGCGTGTGAGTTGCGTTTTCCCAAAGGTCAGGGCATTGGCCCTGGAGACAAACTGTTGCCGTTCGGTGGCTTCCCAGGTGCAAGACTTCAGGTCTGACGCAGAACAGCACGCGATAAGATCCGGACCAAATGAATGTTGCGGGGTCGTGGTTGATGGCAAGTATTGGCCTTGTCGAAATGTGGCGGACGACCCTTGCGCTGACTTTGCGATCGACCCAAGAGACTATGCGGTAGCAGCCATGTTCGGATCTGTTGAGGCGATAGTGCATTCACACCCTGATGGCGGACCGGCCAGTGAGGCTGATAAGCGTGCTTGCACTGGAACGGGATTACCGTGGCATATTTGGAGCGTGCCAGACGAACGATGGTTGACTATCGAGCCTTGATTGGCAGGCAGTGGGATTACGGCAAGTTTGACTGCTTTACGTTGATCCGTGACTGGTTTGGGCTACAGGGCATTGAGCTTCCTGATTTTGAACGGCCTGCTGATTTGCAGACCTGCGAAAGCATCTTTCTGCAGCAGGCTTTAGCGATCGGTTTTGAGCAGGTTGACTACGCAAAAAGGCGGCCTGGTGATGTGCTGATCATGTGCCTTGGAACGGCAACACCAATGCACGCCGCGATCCTTTTGCCTGATGAGCGGATTCTGCACCAGCGTCAAGATTCGCTGAGTGCGGTGGAACCTTTTGGGCGATACTATGTCTCTAGAGTCGCGGCGGTCTTTCGGTATGCAGCAGACCGTCAGGTTGCTGGGTGATCTGGGCGAGCGTTATGGCTCAGAGCACAAATACCATGACCTGCGTTCCCCTGCGGAAGCAATCAAACTGCTGTGCATCAATGAGCCGGCTTTTTTGAAAGAGCTGACTGAGGCCCATGAGCATGGCATTGGCTACACGGTTGTGCAGGCCGATGAGTTTTTGGATTATGGCGATCTTCATTTACCGCTAGGGAAAAATGATCTCATCGTCACTCCTGTCGTTACAGGCAGTGGTGGTGGCACTGGAAAGGTTTTAGCTGGAGTTGGTTTAATCGCTGCTGCCATTGTGCTTGGCCCTGCGGCAGGTGGTTTTCTAGGTCTAGGTGCAGGGCTTGGAGGAGCAACAGGAGCGGGCGCAGCTATAAGCATGGGTTTGATTGGTGGCGCTGCTGCAACTGCTATTGGTGCGATTGGCGCAAGCTTATTGATTGGCGGTGTGGCTGAAATGCTTTCGCCGCAGCCGACTATTCCCACGATTGGAGGCGGTGGTTTTGGTGGTGACAGGAGAACCTCTCCAGGCGAAAACACAAACGCAACCGGACCGCAAGGCGTTTCACGCGCCACATCTGGTGAGCAGTCTTACGCCTTTTCTGGCCCTGCAAACACTGTTGGAGTTGGGGCGACAGTGCCTCTCGTTTACGGAAAGCTTTTGATCGGAAGCCACATGATTTCGTCAAAGGTAGAAGTGACAAGCGAAAGCAACCCGACTGGTGCGTTTTTCTTGCCACCGGGCAGGGGCACGATCACTGTCAATGGAGAGAAGCCTAGATTTAAATTTGAAGTTCTGAACGGCTTAAGAACACGGCGGTGGTTTACCCATCAAGTCAAGCTTAAGAATCAACAGTCCTCAAATGGTCGCTTCAAAAAAAGGAAGAGGAGCGATCTTCTGTTTTTCAACG